CGCTAGGGGAAGAAAATGCCGATGACGAGAACTAACACGGGCGCCTGGGAATTTAGGCCGGCGCGCGCTGATAGCGGTATCTACTGTGATGTTTGCGGCCGGGTGTTCGCTAGGCCGGCGCCGCCGCCGAACCAGGCCGGCAAACGGGTTTGTCGGGATTGCCGACAGGCTGCAAGGGAAAAAAAGACAGGGATGCTGTTCTAATTGTTTGTTGGGTTTAGGTGCCCCCGCCGCTTCTAGCCGGCGGCGGGGGTATCAGGCCCCGTAAACTGCTGCGGAACGCCTACAACTAAATAACATCTAAATGTCCTTATTCACTATACCTCCGTCCTGCTTTTTCGTAGCTGTACAGGACACGACAGAAAAACAAAACAACAGCTAGCCGGAATAATGTGCTTCTCGCTATAAATCCCCCGGTATGTCCGGCCCCGGGGGGCCACAGTCAACGTGGCCTGTTGACCCGTGGTGCGACTTATGGAAGCCGCTGCACATGGAGGTGCAGCGGCTACTAGGCGTGGGGTGGCAACCGGAAGCGGTCAAAATGGGATTTTTCGCCAATGGGGAGGCCACCTAGCCGGTAGCCCCCTTGGGGGGCTTCCTAGGCCTACTGCCCTAACCACCCACTACCTAGCCTTTCCCTTCTATCTATCTTGGCCTACTGGAACCACCAACCCCTACCACCTACCACCTATCCTTATGTATCCACCCCAACCACTCACCTGTACCACCCGTATCACCTGTACTACCCCGGGGGCGAAATGCCTAAAAAAGTTTGTTGGTCAAAAGCGAAATGCATTGCGGCGCCTCATCTGTGGGATCTGGACCAGGCCGAAGCTTGGCGGGGCCACCCACTGGCAAAAAAGCCTCGCGCTGTTAGAGCGGGTGCTCTATGCGCCGACTGCCCCCTTATTCGGGATTGTGCCGTCTACGCACTCACAGCCACTCCCCGAATGGCAGGTGTGGTGATGGCCGGTGTCGATATCCCTATCGCTGGTGGCGCCAAGGCCAATGCCGCCCGAAAACGCCTACGCGAGATAGCATATGGCTAGAAGCTCAAAATGGCGGCGGAAACGCCGCAACCGGCACCGACGGGGGCGCTACGCCACAATGGTCAGCAACAGGAAGAAAAGGAAAAGTAGTGAATCAACATAAAGTAAAGCCGACACCCCAAATCGTGGTATCTGCATTATTCAATAGCGTCTATAACGCCGAGGACGAGGAACAGATGAACGCCGCAACTAACGCCATGGTTGAGGCGATAAAGACGCTGGTGGACTACGATATCGACGCCGCCGAGGTGTTTATCAGGAAACTATATCGAGCCATGATGAAGCATGAATATACCCGGTTCGGGATCGAACGGACCGGGGAAGAGTTCGTAAAGCTAGGGCTAGAAGTACCTACGGAATAGGATAATGCTATGAGTAAGAGACGGTTCAAGGTATTCAAACGCCACCTACCGGAGGATTGGATGGTGGTAACGCGCTGGAATAGCTGGCCTATCCGCTACGACCGGTTTAGTTCTTTCCGTGCTGCTCACGACTACATTCATGAACGACTATATGAGGAAATGGAAACCACCGGACCACGTGAGCTACTAGCTGGTGGAATCGGAAAACGCTATGGATAAAGTGAGATATAAGGTGAAGAAGGTCAAGGACGGTCTGTGGGAGGTCTCATGGAGAAGGGGAATCTGTATAAGGCTGGTTTCCTTTCCCACCTTCGCAGGTGCCCAGGCCTACGTACGTGAGCGCTTATATGGCACTCAGGATGACTATGGCTATGCCTGCTGACGACAGACCAGCCTGGGCCGGTCGGTATGCGACTGAGCGCACCGCTGCTTGCCTAGCTGAGTTCGGCACACGCTGCCACCTATGCGGCGCCTATGGCGCTACCACCGCCGACCACCTGGTTCCGAGGGCGGCCGGTGGCAGTGACGACCTGGACAACCTCAGGCCGGCTCACCAGTCGTGCAACTCATCGCGCCAAGACATGCCGCTCGACCAGTGGTTCCGATTGCATCCGCTTATAAGTCGAGACGGTGACGCGCCGCCGAGCCGGCAATGGTTTTTAGAACCCGCGGCCACTTAGTCAGTCCCGCGCCAGCACTCTTTTTCTCTCTTTGGCCCCCAACCCCCGGGGTCAGTACATCAACTAAACCAGGAGGTCAAACCCCATGCCGCGCCCTGATCCGAAACGCCCCCGCGAAGGCCAGGAGGCCCTTTTCGAGGCCGAAGCCGTCAAACAGCCCGACTGCGTTTTGCGTGGCCGGCACTCCATGGCCATGGACGCCGCCCTAGACGCCGCCCGCGACAATCAAGTGATTCACCCTATAGATGAAGGGATCGCCACGGTGCTTCGAGCAGGCGCCTGGGCACTCGATACTTTGGAAAAACAAGACCGGCCGTATGGGCCGGCTAAATTGATTCCGGCCATGACCGAGGCACTCACTGCGGCGCACATGACGCCCGAGAGCCGGAAGCTAGAAGGCGAAGACCTAGCCAAGCAGCTATTCGAGGACCTAGCCGCCCTAGAGGCCGACACCGACTAATGCGCACCTGGTTACCCGGCCGGGTAGAGCCCCGCTATCTAACCCCTATCCCCGAGGGAGTAATAGTTGACCTTCGGGCGGTGAAGAAGGTTGCCGCCCTCATGGGGCGACGGCCAACGTTTTACCAGATAGAAATTTTGGAACGCTTGGTGGCTAGGTGGCCTGACGGCGCACCCGTCTTCACCACCATCTTGGTGAGTTTCCCCAGGCAGACCGGCAAAACCACGTGCATTATGGATTGGCTTATGTATGTGGCCATGACCAAGCGTTATCAAAAACTTTGGTTTACTGCCCAGACCGGCATGGCGGCTAGGGAGCGTTTTCTTGCTGAGCTGGTAGAGCCCAGCAAGAAGTATTTAGAGCCGCTGGGGATCGTCGATACGAAGCTTGCGGCGGGGGCGACCAGGACGGTGGTGGTGGCCACGGGGTCCCAGATTCGCCCTATGCCGCCAACCAGTCAGTATCTTCATGGTGGACAGGGCGATAAGATCATCGCCGATGAACAATGGAGCTTCACCCAGAAACAGGGAAAGGACCTTATGCAGGCAGTGCGTGCTACCCAGCTGACCAGGAATAACAGCCAAATTGTACAGATTAGTGCCGCGGGTGACGCCGATTCCGACTACTGGCATAGCCGTCTGGCGAAGGCGATTGCCGAACCATCGCCCCGCGTGGCGGTAATCGACTATGGAGTAGGCACGTCCGCCGATCCCCAGGAGGCCACTTCCTTCACTATCGAAGAAGTGCTAGCTGCTCACCCCGGTGTAGCGGCCGGCCTATGCACCCGCGAAAAAGTCCTTGAGCCTTTAGAGAATGAGGACATGGACTTCAACGAATGGCTCAGGGCATACGGCAACGTCCGCTCAAAGAACACCAGGCAGAAGGCCATTGATCTAGACGCCTACCGCGGTATCACCACCACAGTGCCGCTAGACGATGGGCCGGTCACCCTAGGTGTTGGCGTTTCCTGGGATGGCGCCACTACCGCCCTAGCCGCGGTAGGCACCATCAACCAAAACCAAGGCGTGGGCATTGAGATCATCGACGCCCGCCCCGGCCGGCAATGGGTGATCGACACCACCCAAGAACTGGTGCGCCGCGGTATCGCCACTGAGGTATGCGGTGATGCATACGGCCCTACCAAACGCCTAGCCGACCAGCTAGCCATTGCCCTGCCTGAGCACTGGAAACCCCTATCCACCGATGAAATGATCGCCGCCACCGAGGATTTTTTGCAGGCCCTCGATCAGGAAGCGGATACTATGCCTATCCGAGTCCGCCGCTGTGCTGGCGTCGAGTACGAACTGGATGTGGCCGAACTTCGCAATGTCGGTGAGAAAGGGCGAATGTTCAGCAGGCGTAACAGCGCCGCTGGCACCGCTCGCCTAGAGGCCGGCTTAGCAGCCCTTGCCGGCTACCAAATCCCCGAAACCACCGCCCCCGAACCATTTATTGGATAACCTATGCGAAACGAAAAACGTAAATCCCCGGCAATCGACGTCACCGACCACACTATCCTAATCACATGCGATAAATGCGAATGGCGAGAACTGCATGATGACCGAAACGCCGCCTGGTACGCTTTGGCACGGCACCTGAAAACTGGCCATGATGACCCCTATGCCGCCAAAAGCGCCGCCCGAAATATCTACCGCAACCACCACGAATAGGGGTTTTGTCACCCCTGTGCCGCATGATTAGGGCATGGGGTTCTTCGAGAAAGTAAGACAGGCACTATCCCTACCCGCCCTGGCGGCGGGTAGCCTCGAAGTGCCCTACGCTAGCGCCTGGGCTGACCCTAACCACCTGATTACCGTTGGCACACCTGACCTGCTACCAGAGTCAATAACCCGTGATGTTGCCATGAACGTTGCCGCGTTGGCGCGCGCCCGCCGCATCATCGTCAGCAGCATAGCCAGATGCCCCCTAGTAGTGCACGATGATGACGGTCCCCTACCCGACCAACCAACATGGGTATCCGGCACCAGCGGCCCCGTTTCCCCCTATCACCGCATGCTGTGGACAGTAGATGATTTGCTGTTCTACGGTTGGTCGCTGTGGGCAGTAAAACGGAACGGGGCTGGGGTTGTTGTCGCCGCCGATCACGTGCTCTACGAACGCTGGGGTTTCACCCCTAGCGGTGAGGTTTTTTTCGAGGGTGAAGAGGTAGCGCCCGAGGATATTATTCTTATCCCCGGCTCTGACCAAGGGATACTGCGCTACCCTGCTGCTATCAGGCATGCCGTGCAGGTTGCCGATGCTGCCGCGAAAGCCGCCGCTCACCCTGTCGCTCACACCGAGCTGCACCAGATCAGTGGTGAGCCGCTCACTGACCCAGCGAAAATTGACAAGCTGATTGATGCTTGGAACCGCGGCCGGCAACGTAAAAACGGCCCCGTGGGTTTCACGAATAGCTCTATTCAGGCGATTGACCACGGCTCTTACGAATCCCATTTGCTGGTGGAAGGCCGGAATGCCGCGGCGATTGATATTGCCCGCGTCTGTGGCATACCGGCCATTTTGCTAGACGCTTCCCTAGCCGACTCTAGTATCCGCTATTCCAACATGGATGCTAGGAACGTTGAGTTAGTCGACTACTGCCTAGCTTCATACATGGCGCCGATAGCCGCCCGCCTAGGCATGGATGATGTTGTTTCCCCTGGTCAAAGTGTTGAGTTTGACCTCGATCATTTGACCCGCCTCGATCCTAACAGTATCGCGCCGCCTGACGACGCCTATAGGCCCCGCGGTGTCCCCGCTACCAACGAACTAACCAAGCTAATTGACTAAAGACTATGGATTTTCAAACACTAGAACCAGACCTGTACTGTCTGATGAACAAGCACTACACGCCCGGCCGACCAGGCCCCATTAAATACCTGGTAGTCCACCATAATGCAGGCGTCAACCTTTCTACAGCTGATTGCTACCGGATTTGGCAAGACCGCGAAGCCAGTGCTCACTACCAAGTAGAAGTAGACGGAACAATCGGACAACTGGTCAACGACTGGGATACCGCATGGCACGCTGGCGACTCTGCCGCCAATTCCTACTCAATTGGCATTGAGCATGCTAACACCGGTGGCGCCGCCGAAGGTTGGCCTATCAGTCAGGAAACGATCAATGCAGGTGCCCACCTGGTTGCCGCCCTATGCTATGCCTACGACCTGGGGAAACCCGCCTGGTTCAATAATGTGTTCCCACACTCGCATTTCTACAGCACCAGTTGCCCACACCAGTTGGCCGGTGCCTACCGTGACCAATACATGAGTGCCGCTGAAGATTTTTATTTCAGCATGCAAGCAGGAACCACACCACAAGCAGGGAAAATGACGAACTTCACCGAAGCCGACCGGCAACTACTCCGCGAGAACAACGAAATGTTACGGGTTATCCGAGATCAATTGACCGGCCCTGGTAGTGGCTTCCCCGGGTGGCCACAAACCGGTGGCCGAACCCTAGTGGATACGGTCGCCGCACTAGGTGCCGCACAAGGGATTGACGGTTGCCGCGACACCAGGAAGACCAAATAACCATGAGTCTTCTTGACGTAGCAACCGGCTTTGGCCTGGGGATCAGCACCATGCTGACGCACCAAATCATTTTCATAATGCGCCTTCGCCTTGAGCTGCGCAAACGTGCCATGGAGTTGCCGCATGCCTGAGCGCCCGCCAACTCAAATCCGTTACCCGTGGCGTTCGGTAATCCGTAGTGTTGCCATAGCCACCATCGCGCTGCTGCCGGTGCTACCAGAAATCGCCAAAGTAGCAGGTGTAGAGACTGTGCCGCTAGTGGCTTCCACTCTGGGGATCGTGGCGGTTTTGCAGCGGATAATCACAATTCCCGAAGTTGATAAATGGCTCACTAGCACGCTGAACGCTGGGGCTAGGAAACGCCAAGAAAAGGAGGAAGAAGAAAATGCCAAGTGATGTGGAAACTATCAATGGCGACGCTGCCCCCGCCACGGTTTCGTGCAATGAATCCGAGCGAATCATGGAAGGTCTAGTACTCCCCTGGGGCGATACCGGGGCAACTGCCACCGGAAGCTACACGTTCCCCCGCGGTAGCCTCGATATCCCTTCCAACATCGAGCGGGTAAAACTGCTATCTGAGCATTCCCGCCCCGGCCACCAGCCCAAAGCCATTGGCCATGCTATCAGTGCCGAAAACACGCCCGAAGGCCTAGTCATGCGCTTTCAACTGGGCAGTAGCGCCGCCGCCACCGAAGCCCTCACGAATGCCGCTGAGCATATTATTGACTCTTTCAGCATCGAGGCGGTAGGTGTCCGCCGCACCGGTGGCACTATCGAGTCTGCCCTGCTCAAAGCTGTTGCGCTTGTCCCTTTCCCTGCTTTCGAGAAAGCAAAGGTATATGCCGAGTCCGGCGCCCCCGAAGAGAAAGAAACCACAGAAATGACCCTAAGTGCTGAAGATATCGCTGCTATTGCTGCGAAAGTCACCGAGAACCTCAGTGGCGCCACCGCCGCCCCCCGGAATAAAATTCCGGCTGGTATCCCAGGCGGTAAGGACGCCACCAAGCGGGAAGTTATCACCGCCGCCCACGCCGCCGAGACAATCCTGGGAATCCACACCGGTGAAATCCCCGATGATGAGATTCAAGCAGCCCTTGCCGACATCAAGGGCTCAGATTCAATTGTGACCCAGCCTAAAGCGTGGCTGGGTGAATTGTGGTCCGGTGTTGTCTACCAGCGCCGTATTATCCCACTAATCGCCACTAAAGCCCTAACCGGCCGAAAGGCTATCGGTTTCCGCTGGAAGAAGGACACCGATAGCGGAAAGCTGCTCAAGCCTGGTGTTGCCAAGTGGTCCGGCAATAAAACCGAAATTCCCACGCAGAAAGCCCAATGGGAAGAAGTGTCAATGGATGCCCAGCCCTGGGCCGGTGGTAACGATCTTGACCGTCAGATTTTTGATTTTAACGAGTCCGAAGCGTTGCTTGCCTACTGGCAAGCCATGAACGAATCCTATGCTTTTGAGACCGACCGTGACGCTGGAAAGTTCCTGGTAGACCACGCGACCGACATTCCCGAAGTCGCCCAAGACATTATCCGCGCTATCACCATTGGTGCCATTCGGGTTGATGAAGCGGTGCATGTCCCCGCCGCCTACGCCATTGTCAACCCCCGTGACCTCGAAAAAGTATTGAAATACTCTCAGCTGGATGTTCCGCACTACATGAGTCTGACTCCGGTATCCGAACCGGCAACATGGACTACCTCAGAGTTCGTCGAATCCGGCACCGCAATTGTCGGTTGTAAGGACGCCACAACATTCTTCGAGCTCCCCGGTTCCCCACTGCGTGCCGAGGCTGAGCATATCGCCCATGGTGGCCGAGATGTTGGCCTGTTCGGTTACACCGCTCACATGCTCAACCGGGGCGAAGGCCTGGTCAAGGTGCACTTCAATAATGCCTAAGGTAGAAGATTCAGAAGTCCTAGCGTGGCTAGGCGTCGAGGCGGTAGGTGACGCTTCGGAAGAGCAAGCACTGAAGGGGATTGTGGCGGCGGTTAACGCCACTGTGACGGATTGGCATGGTAGTGCAGACGCCTGGTCCGACCGTATCCACACCGGTGCCGTCATGCTTGCCGCCCATCTGTGGCGCCGCCGCGCTACCCCCGGTGGCGTAGCAGCCCTGACAGACGAGGGAACAACCTATGTGCAGCGTCATGACCCCCAAGCCGCCATGCTGCTAGGCCTTGGCGGCTGGACCGCCCCGGCGGTGGGCTGATGAACCCAGACATTATCCCGATGCATCTAGGGAAGCTAGCCAAAGAAGTTAATAATATCGGTATTTCCGCGACGGTTAACCCCAACCGTATCAGTATTCCTGGTGCATGGGTCGCCCTGAAGGACATGGAAATCGAGTCCATGGCCCGCGGTGAAGTTACCGCCGAAGCAAGCGTGTACCTTGTTGCCGCCGACTGGGGCACCACGCTAGCGGTGGAATACCTCATGAGTATGCTAGACGACCTGCTAAACCTGCTGGAAACCCGATACCCAACAAATGTTGAGATCACCACAATCACCCTCCCTGCTATTGGGCAAACCCCCTTACCTGCCGTTGAGGTCACCTACGAACTGAAAGGAACATAATAATGGCCAACGTCAATACATTAGATAGCCGTATTTCTACCGGCCCCGGAAAGTTAGTTTTTGGTAAAGCCGGTGCTCAGAATGAGTTTTCCGCCCTGGTCACCAAGGCCGAGCTGAACCCCTCCGTCAATACGGAGGACGGCAAACACGTGCTATCCGGTGATTACGCACCAGGTAAAGACACGATCACGTGGACGATGGAATTAACCTGCTTCATCAACTTGAAACGGAATGGTATTTGGGATTGGTGCTTCACCAACCGCGGTAAAGAAGTCGAATTTGAGTTCAGGCCGGTAGAAGGCGAAAAATCCGCGAAGTTCACCGGCACGGTCAAAGTCCGTCCCCTAGGCGTTGGTGGCGAAGTCAATAAGGAAATGAGTAAGGATTTGACGTTCCCCTTGGTTGGGGAGCCAGCCTTTACGCCTGTACAAGAGCCATAAATGTTCGGCCATGTTGATGTTTCCGCCGAGGTTGAGGGGCTGAAAAACCTCCGCCGCACTATCCGGCAAGCAGGCGGCGACACCAAAGATCTTCGCAATGCCAATCTTGCCGCGGCGCAGACCATCGTGCCGATAGCGGCCGGTTTGGCGCCGAAGGTGTCCGGCCGGTTGGCGGCGAGTATCAGGGCGGGTGCTACGCAGAAGGCCGGCATGGTCAGGGCCGGCCGGAAACTTGTACCTTATGCAAACCCCATTCACTGGGGTTGGCCGAAACGCGATATCGAGCCGAACCCATGGATCGCTACCGCCGCCGCCGCCAATGAAGAACTTTGGCTCAAGGTATATGAGCAGCATATTGACCGTATTTTAGGAAAGATTGAAGGAAAGAAGCGATGAAACTAACAATCAATGTCCGGTACGTCAACGGTGAAGAGATTGCCGTGACGCCGATTCTGTCCGATCAAGTGGCTTTCGAGCGCACCGCTCGCCTCCGTGATTGGGGCACTGCCACTGATAGCCCCCTGACATTTGCCGCCTTCCTGGCGTGGAAGGCCTTGCAGCGCACTGGCCAAATCGAATACAGTTTCGAGGATTTTTTGGAGAACGTCGAAGCACTGAGTCAGTCCGGTGGTGAGATGGGGCTAAACCCTACCGAGGCGACGCCTGCCGCGTAATCGCCCTGTTGTCCGTGAATACAGGGATTCCGCCCAGCGTGCTGCTAAAGGAGGAGCCGGAATGGATAGACACCATGCTACAGGTCATGGCTGAGCAGGCGGAAGCAGCGAAAAAGAGATAAAAGAGGTAACCAGTGGCGGGGAAAAAGAAGTCAGCAATCCTGTCGGTCAATATCGTCAGCGACGCCAATACCAAGGGGTTCAGTGAGGCGGCGCGCGCTGCTCAGAAAATGGCGGCCGATATTAACGCTTCGACTGCTCAGGCTGCCGGCATGGCTACAAAGATTGGTGGCCTGACCACTGGCATTACCTCCCTGGTTTCTATCGCTGGTGGCGCCATTGGTCAGGTTGCCGCTGGTGCTACTGCGCTAGCCGCTGTTGCTGGCCCTGCCCTTGGTGCCGTCATGCTGGGTTTCGATGGGATCAAGGAAGCCGCCGAAGGGCTGAAAGAACCTTTTGATTCCTTGAAGGAGTCAGTGTCAGGTGAGTTCGCCGCGGCGCTGGAAGAGCCCTTCGAGAACCTGGGTGGCCTTATCACCAACCTTGAGGAGCCCATGGCTGGCCTGGGTGCTAGCGTTGGCAACCTCATGGGGGGGCTTGTCGATACGATTGTCAGCAATCAAAGTGAATTAGAGAAGCTCATCGCGTCTGCGGGTGAGTTCACAGACGCCATGGGTCCCGGATTAAATACCCTGCTAGAGGGTGTGTTGTCCATTGGCACCGGCCTAGATGGCATAGCCGGGGATTTTGGCGCTGCTTTCGGTGGCGTCCTCGAAACGCTGGGTGAAAAGTTCCAAGAATATGCTTCCAGCGGCGCCACCACCGCCCTGATTCAAGGCATGATCGACGCCCTAGGTGGCCTGTCTGATTTGATAGGTCCGCTGTTGGATTTGATTGTTGAGCTGGGAATCGCCCTGGGTCCGTCGTTTGGCGGTATCCTGTCCGCCCTGGGTGAGATTATCGCCCAGCTGGTGGAGCCGCTTTCCACTATTGCCCAGGTGGCTGGTGAGGCGCTTGTTGAGGCGCTGAATGCGTTAGCGCCGATGTTTGGGCCGATAGCGCAAGCGATTGCTGATCTTGTGGTAGCGCTGGCGCCGTTGTTGCCGTCGATTGCTGAGCTGGTGGCGTTCCTGGGCACAGCGTTAGCTGAGGCCATTAGTGCTGTTGCCCCACTAGTTGGGGACATTTCCAACCTGCTGGGTGAAGTGTTCCGCATAGCCATTGACGCCCTGACACCTATCATGCCGGTCATTATCGAGTTGATTCAGACGCTAGCCGGCGTCGCTAGTGAACTACTGCCGTCGATTGCTGAGCTAGCTAGCGTCCTGTTCCCCGCTTTCGCGCAGATCATGGAAGCCATTGCCCCGATTCTGGGTGATATCGGTGCCCTGATTGGTGATGTGCTCCGCATGGCCATTGAGGCGGTGATCCCGTTGATTCCGGTGATTGTCGATACGATCCGTATTCTGGCTGATGTTGTGGCCATGTTGATTCCCGTGGTTGCTGAGGTTGCCCGATTCTTGTTCCCCGCGTTGGCTGAGATTCTTCAAGTGGTGGCCCCGCTGCTTCCTGATTTAGCTAATTTGATAAAGTCCCTGATTGAGGCCCTGCTGCCGATTATTCCGCCCCTGATGCAAGTTGCTGAGGCGTTGTTCCCGGCACTGGTACGGATTATTGAGCTGATTATCCCGATTATCATTCAGGTGGCTGATATCTTTGTGCAGCTGGTGCAGGCACTCACGCCGCTGTTGCCGCCGCTAGCCGATTTGATTACTGAGCTTCTGCCGCCGATTGTTGAACTAATGGAGGCGATAGCCCCGGCAACGTCTGCGGTGGTCGGCATTGTCGGGAAACTCGCTGTGGCGCTGGCTAAAGGCTTGGTGGATGCGGTGATTGCCATTGGCGGTAAGCTGGGTTGGCTAAAAGACCTGTTCTTTAAGATTATTGACGTCATTAAGACGGCATTCCAGTGGATCACTGATTTTCTGGATGCTGCTGGTGATGCTGGCGGTATCTTCGGTGGCGGCGGTAGCTTTGGCGGCGTAGGCGGCGGCGGCGGTGTCTTCGGTGGCGGCGATGACGGTTCGTTCCATGGTGCCGGCGGCGGCGGTATTGGCGCCGCCTTCCACAACCTACTAAACCGACCCTTGCCAACGCCCCAGGTGATTAACAACTTTGAGATCACTATCAACGGCCCCATCGACGCCCTAGAGACCGGCCGGAAACTAAGGGAAATCCTCGACTACTACGATGAGAGGATGAAACGCTAATGGGTGTCATGGCAAACATGCTACAAATTTCAATCTTCCCGCCGAAGAGCCAATGGAACCTGAACTTACGTGCCGTCGTTGACGGTCTCACCATCAACTGGGGCAGAACGAACCTTTACCGTGCACCGGCCAATCGCACGTGCCAGTTTCAAATGCTCATGGAGCATGTTACTTTAACGCGGGTAATGCAAAAATGGGTCAATTCGGAATTAATAATTACGGCTAAACCAGCCAGTGGCGATTTAGTGATATTTCAGGGCATTATTGACGACTTTAAAGTCACCCCAAAGGATACGAAAATCGGTGATTATATCGTTGATTTTACCGCTACCGAATCGCCTACCTGGTCAAATAAGCTCAATGGGCTTTTTTATGATGCTAAAAACCTTCGTGATTTTAATACTCGTTTAGGGCGTGTCCAACGCGAATTAGGCACATTTATTGCCCTGGATGTAAATACAAGTTATTTGGCTGAACCACCCGAGAATCAGATCAGTGTGAAACAATTGGCCGAATCCCTGGTTTGGCGCCCCGGTGCCTTCCCCGCCTGGTGCCCCGATTGGAAACGCCTAGCCCCAACGGTTCACCAGCTAGATACCCCAGAAGGTGGCGCGCCATGGATACTGTCACCCAAGGTGCTAATAGATCTCGATCAAGGCATGGCCTGGACCTCCGACAACACACCCACGACCATCTTGTATAGCGCTGGTGGCCTGTTTGGAAAGAGCAAATACGCCCGTGATACCCGAGTCCTTCGTGAAACCCGTGATCAATGGGATCGCGGGAATATCGTCGAGCTGGATATCCCGTATTGCCCAGATCAGGGCGGTATTATCGGCTACACTGAGAATCATGCTGAGCTAGCGAAAGCCCAATTGGGGAGCCCCCGCCGAATCCGGCTTGACACCCGCCGAAACGCCGACTTCCTCAACACCTACTTGGGATGGGAGTGTTGGGAAACGCCTAACCGGTATATTCAGGTGACGGGGGATAAGTGGGCAACGAAATACCATGGTGAGCTGCTACTTCAGCAAACTTACTATCCAATCGGTGGGGTGCTCACCCTATACCATTGGGGTTTTACGCACGATCTTTACTGTGCTTGGGGGCCAACAGACGACGCGATAACGCCCCCACCACCACCGCCCCCGCCGCCGCCGAGGCCTACCACGTGGGCTACCACTACAACTACCTGGGCCACGACTACCGGCACTTGGAAAGGATAGAAAATTTCATGGCCACCGCCGACCCACGCAATGTCCAGTACCTCAATGCCGATGGAAGCGATACAATCAGTCAATTTCCTTCCGTACAGCGCAATAATGCCACTAGGCTATCTGAGGCAATCACTACTAGCAGCGATACCGTGGCGCTTAACACGTCCTTCCGCAACGCTTCCGGCCTGATTCAACGGATAGGGAAACTTCGGATTCTCAGTCTTGAATTTCGCACTACCAGTGACGCTGTGGCTGCTACGAGGCTTCTAGCTGGCACTCTTGCCGCTAGTGACCGGCCAACAAAAACCATCTATGCCTCCCTAGCCGGCGCTAACGATTTGAACGATGCTGTAGGCGTGAGAGCAAGGCTAGGCACTGACGGCACGGTCACTTGTCCGGTGCCCACGATCATGCAGTCAGGCGCCTACTATGGGGGACAAATAGTCTGGATTGTGGCCTAGATCACTCCCCCATTTATAAAAAATAGTGATTATGCTATCTGTGTTGAATCATACCCTGGTGGCGCCTCACCGGTTTCTAACCAATCTGGATCAACACCGGTAGCAAATGCGATAAGATTTAGGGATGCCTTCCTTGGTTTTGTCCTACCTACCTCGATGTTCGCTATCGACGCACGACTTAAGCCGGTAATTGTCGCTAGCTCTATTTGTTGCATTTCTGCCACTTCACGAGCGAGTCTAACCCGGTGGCGTAGCTGGAATTTTGGGACGATCCATTCGTTTTCCGTCTTCTTTAGCATATGTAGAATACTACTCTTCTAGATAGGATATTGGCAACTATTGTTAGAAAAAATTGATTAATAGGGGCGAATACTTGATTAATGGGGGAAACTTGCGTATTATTCTAGCCATGCGTGAACCACGATGGCGGCTATCGAAAGAACATGGCCTAACGATTGACGGTGTAATGGTTTGTACACCGCTCATGATCTGCGCTAATGGAATCATCGTTGAAAACAACCCGTCCGGTTCTTCGTATCTACGTTTGACCATCTGCATGGATGAACCCATTGCCGTAGCATCGGATATTCCATTCAACATCGGTGCGCTGCAACCTGGGATGGACAAAGAATCATTGGCTGACCTTGAGCCCTACGGGGCTCAGGGTCATTAGGCATTTTTGAGGAGGAAATATGGACGAGTACACAGATGAAGAACTGGCCACCATGGCCAAGGAAGCGTGGGACGAGGCGTTTTCCAAGATGCCCCCGGTGCCTTACTTCGAGGCTTGCTTGGACGCGATAGAATCCGCCGCCGAGGTAGAAAACTACCCGAACGAGCAAGTCGAAACCCTGTACTACGAACTGGCTTTTGCTGTTCGGAAAACAGCCCTCGAAGGGCACGGGATCGACTACCTAGACAACGAGCTACGGGAAATGATGGAGCGGAAAGCCTCAAAAAAAGGGTGGTTTTTCCTAAATGACCACCTCAAAGACGCTCAGGCTGAGGCTCTGCGTCTGGAGCAGGAACGCATGCCGCTAGGGGAAGAAAATGCCGATGA